CCTGAGCGGGCGCTTTGGGAAGCAGATATACTTGCAAAATATGCAGACTGCAGCGTGAAGCATCGACTAACGGTTAAAGCGTGGGTAGATGCAGTATCTGTAAAGTGATGTAACTTGAATTTTGTAAGGGTATCAGGTCTGTAGTTCAAAGTTGTGAAGCCTGAGGAATTGATGTAAGGATTATCACATGGCCACCGCGATGACATACACCAGTCTGCTCGACGACCTCCGGAATTATCTGGAGCGTGGAGCAACACTGGCTACCGACCCGTCGGTTTATGTGCAGCTCCCAAGTCTTGTGGGACTTGCTGAACGTCGTCTGGCAAGAGAGCTCAAGATCCAAGGTACTGTCACTGTTGTTAATTCGACGATGACTCAGGGTCAGGCTACATACCCAAAGCCTGATCGCTGGCGCGAAACCGTCAGTATGCGGGTCGGAACCGGAACTGGCTACAACACGACGCGAGAGATCTTCCCGCGTGCTTACGAATATATGCGCCAGTATTGGCCGAATCAGACCGTCACTGGGACGCCGCGATTCTATGCTGACTATGACTATCAGCATTGGTTCTTTGCACCCACGCCGTCTGATGATTTCCCTTACGAGCTGATTTATTATGAACTACCACCGCTTCTTGGCGATGACGTTCAGACGAACTGGTTTACGGAATACGCGCCAAACGCGCTGCTATATGCCTCGCTTATGGAGGCTGCGCCGTTCCTGAAGAACGAAGAAATCATTCCAATTTGGCAGGCATTTTATGACCGTGCCGTCGCGGCACTTAACGGCGAAGACATCCGCCAGATTGTTGATCGCGGTATTGTTCGCAGGGAGGACTAATAGTGCCTAGTTTTACAAATACCTTTGGTGGCACAGTCGTCTATCCGGCTGATGTAAGCTATCGCGCTGTTGCTCTGACGGCGAACGTCACGCTGACATGGCCGACTGAGCTTGCGACCAACACAAACGTCGTATCGTCCATCATGGATGTCACACCGTCTGGCGCTGGCTTTACAATCCGTATGCCTGACGCAACTCAGGCGAGTGTCGGCCAGACCGCCCTGTTCTTCAACGTCGGCGCTTCTTCGTTCACAGTCGCTGACAACAGCGGCAACACGATTCAGACGATTGCCTCAGGTCAGGCATGGCAGATCTATCTCACGGACAACACAACCGTTAACGGTACGTGGCGTCCTATTCAGTATGGCGCTGGCACGTCTTCTGCATCCGCAAGCGCGCTGGCTGGCGCAGGCCTCAAGGCGATTACCACGACGCTGAATCAGGCGGCTCCAACAACATTGCTCTCGGCTAACTACACGCTCACATCCGTTGACCGTGCCCGTGTAATCGTCTGGAATGGCGGCGCTGGCACGTTCACGCTGCCGTCCGCTGCGACCGCTGGCAATGATTGGTTCTTTGACGCACGCAACTCAGGTACTGGTGGCCTCACGATTCAGCCTGCCGGCGGTGAGCTGATCAACGGTCAGGCCAATTTAGTATTTAATCCCGGCGATAGCGCACGCATCATCACTGACGGGATTAACTTCTACACGATTGGCTATGGTCAGAGCGCGACGTTCTCGTTCGATTATGTATCGATCAGCCTGACTGGCCAGCCCAGCCCGTACACGCTGTCTGGCACGAACCTGAACCGCATCGCCTATCAGTTCAGCGGCATCTTGACCGCGAACATGGAGATCATTGTTCCCAACACGATCCAGCAATACTGGATTCGGAACACTACGACCGGCAGCTACACTCTAACCGTGAAGACCTCCGGTGGAACGGGCGTTATCATTGTTCAGAACGGGGCATCTATCCTGTACTGCGACGGCACGAACGTCGTTCAGGCAGAGACTGCAAACCTCAGCGTCCCTGTCGCTATAGCTCAGGGTGGTACAGGTGCAACAACGGCTGGAACTGCTCTGGTCAATCTTGGCGGAACATCGCTTGGTATCGGCATCTTTACCGCCACGAACGGCGCTACGGCACGCGCTTCTATTGGTGCGGCGGCATCTGGCGCGAACTCCGACATTACATCCCTGTCGGGCCTCACGACGCCTCTGAGTGTACCTCAGGGGGGCACTGGTCTTACAACAACCCCTTCTGATGGTCGTTTGCTTATTGGTAACGGCACTAACTATACACTCGCAAATTTAACAGCAGGCGCTGGCATTAACATCACGAATGGCGCTGGCTCGATAACAATCGATAGTACGGGTGTTACGGCTTATCCCGGCGCTGGTATTCCAGTCAGCACTGGAAGTGCGTGGGGCACGTCATACGCCACCAGCGGCACTGGTACTACGATTGCGCTTTCAGCCAGTCCCGCCCTTACTGGCACGCCGACCGCACCGACGGCAGCTGCTGGTACGAACACGACTCAGATTGCGACGACGGCATATGTCGTCGGAACAGCCTTCTCCTCTGCGCTTCCGGGTCAGGGCGGTAACGCCGGGAAGTTTGTTACCACTGACGGCACGACAGCCAGCTGGAGCTTCGTCCCGCTCACGTCTGGCGTGTCCGGCATACTTCCTGTCGCGAACGGAGGCACGGGGGCTTCGACTGCGGGCGCTGCGCTTACATCCCTTGGTGCGACCACAATAGGTGGGAATATCTTCACGTTAACTAACCCAAGTGCAGTTACGTTCCCACAATTTAACGCTGACAATACTGTTTCCGCTTTGGATGCAGCGACATTCCGCGCAGCAATCGGTGCTGGAACTAGCTCTTCTACAGGGACAGTCACATCAGTATCTGGCACTGGCACAGTCAACGGCATTACGCTTACAGGTACTGTAACCACGTCTGGTTCACTGACCCTTGGCGGCACTCTTTCTGGTGTTGATCTCACAACACAGGTCACAGGCATCCTGCCTGTAGCTAATGGTGGTACTGGCGCATCTACTTTGACGGCAAATAATGTTCTCTTAGGTAACGACACCAGTGCGGTTCAGGTAGTTGCTCCGGGGGCTTCTGGGAACTTGCTGACAAGCAACGGCACGACATGGACATCCGCAGCGGCTCCATCGAGCGCGGTGCAATACCCACAAAACAGCCAGTCAGCCAACTATACGCTGGTTCTGGGCGATGCGGGTAAGCAGATATTTCACCCTGCGTCGGACCTTGTTTCGCGTACATACACCATTCCGTCTAATGCCAGTGTTGCGTTTCCGATTGGAACCGTTGTGTTGTTTACGGTGGAAAATGGCGGCGCTTCGATTAGCGTGGCGATCAATAGCGATACGTTGGTACTCGGTTCCGGCGTTACGGGTACTGCGCCGGTATCGCCTAACAACACGCTGATGGCTATCAAAGTCACCGCGACGAAATGGATGGCGAACTATTTAACTCAAGATGTTCCTATTGCGCCGTATGTGTTTGCCGTAGCACACGCTGATGCTGGCATATACCAAGCTGCTTATCCTTTCACCAGCGGCGTTGGATTTGGGACTAGGTACGCTAATCCAGCTACCACAATAAGCGGCGCAGCACTCTCTATTGATTTTGCACCCAGCGGTAACGCGGTAGCTTTTGGAACCAATACAAGCCCTTACTTGGACGTGTATAGATGGAGCGGAAATGGGTATGGCACTAGATACTCAGACCCCGCAGTGCTACCCCCTTTTAATTGTGTTTCCGTCGCTTTTTCTTCTCAAGGGAATGCTATCGCAACGGCAAACAGCACAGCTAGCCCTCTGATTAATGCTTGGCAGTGGGACAGCCAGACTGGATTTGGCACTAAATATAGCAACCCAGCAACGGCTCCTTTTACCGCCACCCGTGCGATAGTCTTCCACCCTTCAGATACTGCTGTCGCTGTATCTAACAGCAATTCACCATTCATAAATGCTTATGCTTGGACCAGTGCTTCAGGCTTTGGCACTAAATTCGCCAACCCAGCAACTCTGCCTGCTGGTGGTCCGCAAAGTGGGACGCCAAAAAGCATTGCCTTTAGTCCTGCCGGTGACGCGGTTGCAATCGCGCACACGACAACTCCGTTTGTAACGGTGTATCCTTGGTCTGGATCAGGGTTTGGCACTAAGTTCGCCAACCCAGCAACTTTGCCAGTATCAAACGGCTTTGGCGTAGCGTTTTCGCCAGCGGGCGACGCTATAGCGGTAACAAATGGCGGCTCTCCTGCGGTCACTGCCTATCCTTGGAACGGTTCTGGTTTCGGCACAAAATACTCTAACCCAGCAACGCTTCCAACAGGATCATACTCACCTGCCTTTTCACCAAATGGAGACACTTTAGCGGTAGGTGATGTTGGTTCGCCTTTTATTCGCGCTTACCCTTTTAATAGCGCAACTGGTTTTGGGACCATATACGCTGACCCGGCTACTCTACCAACTGCAGCCGCCAACGACATATCATCCACATACAACTTCTAAGGCATCAAATGATTTACACTCAACTCAGCGACGATTACAAATATGACGTACTTGCGGACGCTATGTACGCCCGTGAGGTTGAGCATTTCCATTACGACTTTGACCGCAAAAACTTTGAGTATCTTTTGGCAAACGCTACGGATAACGAGTTTGCGGCGAACGTAGCAGAACGCCTCGACACCACACGCAAGCAGATGGGTAACGTGGTTTCTATCATGGCTGCATTACGAGAGCAGATCGACAATCAAGCCGCTTATGACGCAGCCGTCATTCGCGTAACTGCCAAGCGGGAAGCAAAGGAAGCAGAATAATGTGGTATGTCCAAGCCCAAGGCGACACTTTCATACGGCACATCTTTGATGCAGAGCCGACGCAGTGGGACGCGGATAACTATTGTTACGCCCGCCGGCTGACCGACGAGCAGGCAGCGCATTTCGGCGTACACAAGAAGCAGATCGTCACGCCACCTTACTTTGACCCCGCGACGCAAGTGCGCGAGGAAGGCCCAGCACTGTTGATCGATGGCATCTGGACCCAGAACTACATGGTGACAGACCTAGACGCAGACGCATCGGCGGCAAAGGTCGGTGCGCAATGGGCTGTGATCCGCGCTGAACGTAACAAGCTACTGGCAGCCTGCGATTGGACACAGCTACCTGATGCCCCAGTAAACGCCGCTTCATGGGCTACATACCGCCAAGCGTTGCGCGACATAACCACGCAAGCTAATCCGTTTAACATCGTATGGCCTGAAGCGATCATCTAATGACGCTCATCCCTGTCAACGTCAAATCAGAAGCTGGCATCAAGCGCGATGGCACGAAGTTCGAAGGGAACTTCTACGTTGACGGACAGTGGGTTCGGTTTCAGCGCGGGCTTCCGCGTAAGATCGGTGGGTATCGGCAGATCACGAACTTCGTCGAAGGCGTTGTCAATCAGTTCCACCTGCAGTCTCTGAACAACTTCACCTACACCCATATGGGCTATGGTGAGGGCCTGCAGCGCATGACAATCGATGTCACGGGCAGTACAAGCTCTTTGGTTTCACGCGCACCTACGACGTACACAGGCGGCCCAGAATTCATGTGGCAGTTCGACGCGCTCTATGACGGCGCTGGTAGCTCAACTGTTCTTATCGCACACGCTACAGATGCTGCGCTGGATATTTCTACCGGCACAGATTACCCCGCCTATCTCGGCGACATATATGCCACGACGCCCTTGACGCCAATCCCGACAGCTGGCGTGAGCGGTGGGGTTGTGGTGCTGCACCCGTATCTGTTTCTGTTTTCCCAGAACGGATACGTGAAGTGGTCGGATGCAAACGATCCCACGAACTTTACGACCGGCGACGCGGGTGATGCGTTCATTGCATCCTCGAAGATTGTGCGCGGGCTTCCGCTGCGTGGCGGTGGTCAGAACCCTGCCGGCCTTTTCTGGACGCTCGATAGCCTTATCCGAACCTACTACACGGGTGGCACGGATGTGTTCGCGTTCGATACGATCAGCTCATCATCGTCGATCATCGCGGCCAATAGCGTCATCGAGTATGACGGGATTTACTTCTGGGTCGGTGATGGCCGGTTCATGATGTACAACGGTGTCGTTCGCGAAGTGCCGAACAGCCTGAACATCAACTATTTCTTCGATGGCCTGAACCGCCCGTATGCGAATAAGATCTTCGCCTATAAGGTTCCGCGATTCGGCGAGATCTGGTGGTGCTATCCGCGTGGCGATGCGACTGAATGCACGCACGCTGTAATCTATAACTTCCGTGAGCAGACATGGTACGACACGGAGCTGCCGAATTTGGGTCGTTCTGCTGGCATCTATGCTGGTTCTCTGAACCGTCCGATTCTTGCTGGCGTCAACCCAATAAGTCCCGGCGTTCCTGACATCCGCATAACGGAAGGTAGTGATACGCGCATTACTGAAAGCGAAGCAATTCGCGTCGTCAGCAATGGCCCGGATCGCTACCGCATTTGGCAGCATGAGTTTGGTGTGGACGAGATTGATGGCGCGCAGATCAATGCGGTCGAGAGTTATTTCGAGACGGGTGATATATCGTTGCTCACTAGCGATAATCCGCGCAACCGCTCCATTCACGTTGAGATGATTGAGCCTGACTTCGTGCAGCAGGGCGACATGACCGCGCAGATCACCGGCAGAATCAACGCTCGTGCGCCTGAAGTCTTCGGCCCACTGCATACATTCCCGGCTGTGGCGAATGAGAAGTATGAGCAGCAGGTGTTCTTTAAGGAGCAGCGGCGTGAGCTTCGCTTTAAGTTCAGTTCGAACACGGTCGGCGGGGACTATCAGATGGGTAATATCATAGTCCACATCGAAGCTGCCGATGGCAGATACCAGTCATGATTGGCGTCGATCCTCGCGGAATTGACAGCTTTATTGATTGGGCTGATTATATGTATCCTGATCTTGAGCAGTATGGCACTGTCGTTAAGATGATGCCCGGCGGAAACTGGCAGGATTGGGCGGCTGGCTTGCTGGCTGTAAACAAAATAGCTGAGAGTAGCGCCCCTAATCCATATCAGTTTGATGACTGGAAACTTTGGGCAATGCGGTTTATACAGACGCTGAATAGCGGCGGGAGTGGTTCGTAATGTTTGAAGATTATTACCTTGACGATCCATACATGCAGCAGTCTTTGATTGACGCTGGGTATTACACGACATCTGACGGGCCCATGACAACTGAAGCCGAGACCGTATCAGGTATCGGTTCTCCTGCTGCTACCACTGCGGCTACTAATCCTGCTGCTACTACGGCTGCTACCACTGCGGCAACTACGGCTAATACCACTGCTACTACTAATCCTGCTGCGACATCTGGTAGTCAAAATTTGACATCCGAGCAGCTTGCGGACCGGAGGGCTCAGGCAAATACGCTTCCTCGCGGAACCTATTTTTTAGCACCTACTGGTGGCAGTGGTGAGACAACTGGCTTTGAAACTGCCGGCCAACAGAGCAACTCCTTCCAATACCGAGGCGGCCCTGTTCGTGTTGTAGACTTCAATGGTAATGTCCTGTTCAGCGGGGAAGGCGCCGAAGGCGCTGTGGCAGCAGCTCGGTTTGCACAGAACCTAAGTAATACTCAAGGTTCAAATGCCTCATGGATTATTGAAGAAGGTGAGCGGACGATTAACCCAGACGGTTCCGTGGGGCCTATGCGCTGGATTTCAGGGCCATCCACCCGTTCCGCAGGCATGGGCACCTTTGGTGACTTAGTTGCATTCCTTCTGCCGATTGCCGTTGCAATTGCCGCCGGCCCCTTGGGTCTCGCCGCACAAGTTGCTATGGCTGCTGGCGCAGGCGCTGTTGGTGCCGTCGTGTCAGGCAATGACCCGCTCATGGGAGCTTTAATTGCTGGGGCAAGCGCGGGCATAATGAACGTATCTGGCGCTAACGAGGCCATAAGCGGTATCATTAGGGACGCGAGTAATGCGATTACAAGTAGCTTGGCACAGGAAGGTATAAGGGCAGGCGTTGAAGAGGCTACTGAACAGATTGTTGTCAGTGGCCTAACTACACTTGCTCAAAACGTGGGCACTGCCGCAGGCACTGCTGTAAGCAACGCTTTGTTGTCTGAAGCCGTGACTAGTGGAGCTGAAGCCGCGACTAGTGGAGCTGAAGCCGCGACTAGTGGAGCTGGTGAGGCTACTGAACAGATTGTTGTCAGCGGCCTCACTGAACTTGCTCAAAACGCAGGTACTGTCGCAGGCAACACCTTATTGTCTGAGGGTATTGCAAACCTTGATAACTTAGTGAATTCGACTGAATTACAACAGGCGGCGGATGCGGAGGCGGCGCGTGATTCTAACGAAGACATAGTTGTTAATGCTAGAGATAATCTTACTGATGTGGTCTCTGGAATTGGTACCAGCGGTACTACGCTGCTTGATAACTTAGTGAATTCGACTGAATTACAACAGGCGGCGGATGCGGAGGCGGCGCGTGATTCTAACGAAGACATAGTTGTTAATGCTAGAGATAATCTTACTGATGTGGTCTCTGGAATTAGTACCGGCGGTACTACGCTGCTTGATAACTATGTGAATTCGGCTGAACTTGAGGACGCAATTGAGGAAGAGAGAAACCGCGAGGACGACGAAAGATCCACGCTAGATACACTAAGGGACGCAGCTCAGGTGGCCGCCGCTGCAGCTACGGTTGGTGGAGTTTTGGCAGACACCGTAGGCGGCAGCAATAACAGCGGGACGAGCACCACAGACACCAGCGGCTTAACCCTCACGACAGGCACGCTTAGGCCCACGATCCCCGGTGGCACTGGCGGTACTGGCGGAATCGGTGGTACTGGCGGGACCTATCCTTATACGCCGCAGACTTATGGACGACGCGGTGGAGATCAAGAGACAGAGTATCTGTTCTTTACGAGAGACCCTGTGACGGGCCAAGGATCAGTACAGAGTGGAGTTCCAGTTACAACTACTGGTACCGCTACTGGTGCCACTACTGGCACCACTGGTGTTACCGGCAGAAAAGAAGGCGGCGAAGTCGATGATGATATGGTAAGGCATCTCGTCGAGTATCATAAGAATGGCGGTCATCAGGGCCCCGGACAGGTAAAGGGTATCGGCAGCGGTCAGGACGATAAGATCCCGGCGTGGCTGTCCGATGGCGAATATGTCTGGAGCGCACAGGATGTTGCTGATCTTGGTGATGGATCGACTGATGAAGGCGTGCGCCGTCTTGACAAAATGCGCCAGATGGTGCGTCGTCAAGCTGGGCGCAAAGACGTAAAAAAGATTGCAAAACCCCAGAAGGGTATAGATAGAATGCTTAAAGCTGTTGGAGGACTGGCATAATGGCTGTCACACAAACCGTCACCGAGACCAAGCTACCCCAATGGCTTGTCGATGCCTATACCAAGAGCATTGAAAGGGGCTATGAGGCTACGACTTCGCCTTATCAGCCCTATACTGGTGGCCCTCGCCTTGCTGCTATCTCCCCACAGGAGCAGCAAGCCTACGATATGACATCCCGGAACGTCGGAAACTTCCGGCCTTACACGCAGGTTGCTGGTAATTACATTGCAGGCGGGACGCAATCATTCACTAATCCGGGCGTCGCATCTCAGTATATGAACCCATACGTTCAGAACGTCGTCTCTGGGATTGGTTCCGCAGCTGGTCGCAACCTGTATGAGAATCTTCTTCCTCAGGTGAACCGCACGTTTGTTGGCGGCGGCACGTTTGGTGGTAGCCGGAGCGCTGAGTTCACGGCTCGTGCGGTGCGCGATGCCAACGCTGCGGCTCTCTCGGCTCAGAATGAAGCTCTGCAGAAGGGCTATGAAAGCGGCATGGGTCAGTTTAATACTGAAGCTGGACGCTATCTCACGGCAGCTGAGCGGGCGCAGAGCCTTGGTGGCGACGTTCAGAGATTGGCTGGAACTGAAACTGCTGCGCTTGAAGCTGCTGGTCGCGCACAGCGTGGGTTCGAGCAGGAGTCGCTTGACCTAGCGAAATCTGATTTCGAAAACCAGCGCGACTATGATTACAATCAAGCTATGCGCTTTCGAGATTTTGTTGGCACGCCCAGCGCAAGCGGCACTGGCACTGCTACTACGCAGGCTCCCGGTCCGAATAGGACGGCGCAGACACTCGGTGCCGTTGCTACCGCCGCCGGCGCTCTTGGAAACATCTTCGGTAGGAAGGACGGTGGCCCAATCACCGCCGACGGCAAGCGTAACATCAAGCACCCAATGCACGGGCTTGGATGGCTGAAGGATAAATAATATGGCGATGACAATCCAACAGGCGCAAATGAGAGCGTTGCAGTTGCGGTCACAGAGGCCTGAACTGCAGAACATGGCTGTTGAGGATTTGGTCTCGCAGATCATGGCAACTGAAGGTGCAGGCGCTCCGGGCGCTGGCAATAGTCTTGCGAATATATTCCAACCAAAGACGCTAACCCCATCATCTCCTGCGCCTATGAAAGCCGCTCTGCTAAAGGCTCCAAAGCCTACTGCTGAGATTGTTCCGGGTGTAGATGTTGGTTCTTTCCGGCGGGCACAGGAAGTTCGTGAGCGCACAGAGCGTGGCCCAACCCCCGATGAGAGAGCAGCTGCTAACGCACGGGTGCAGTCGCTCATTGCTGAATTGCCTACAGGTACCGAAGAGCGTGTGCCTGCTGTGGCTGCCGCTGCTCCTGCCGCTGCTCCTGCGGCTGCTCCTGCGGGGGTGGCTTCAGAGGCTGCGCCAAAGGCGCAATATAAATCCCGCTTCCGTCCCCTGCTTGAGCAGGCAGAAGCAGACCTTCAGCAGATGAATGAACAGTTGGCGCTGACTGTAACGCAGGATGGGAAGCCTGATCCTGAACTGTCCTATAACTTAAAAATAAAATCTGGCGAAGTTTCTCGGCTGAAGGGTATGGTTGCGGCTGAAGAGGGTGCGGTTGTAGATGCTGAACGCGCAGCCCTATTGGAGCGTCAGGCGGCGCGCCTTGGCCGTGAAGAAGAGCTTATTGAGAAGACGCGCAAGCGCGCTCCGTTTGATGCACTGATTGCTGGCGGCGCTGCACTCGCAGGTGCGAAGCCCGGTGAGAGCTTCTCCTCTGCCTTGGCTCGTGGCCTAGCGGCTGGATCTGAAAAATATACAGGCGCTCGTGATGCGCGTGAAGCGGCGCTTCGTGGCATTGAAGAGAAGCGTGATACGTTTGCCACGCAGAGGATGGATGCGCTCGACAGCGCCCGTAATAAAGCGATTGAACTGGCAAATGCTGGAGTCGCGCTGACTAAAGAAGAGATGGCGTTGGTCAACTCAAGGGGCGAAGGCAGCCTCGCTGAGACTCTTCGTCCGCTTAAAATCAGCGCCGCCGAATCAGAGGCGAAGACAGCTAAAGTTTCGGCTGATTACGCAGAGCGTAATGCTATAGCTGATTTGGCTTACAGAGATGCTCAAACGAAAAGTGCATTAAGACCGCCGTCTACTGGGACTGGCGGAAGTGCAGGGAATAAGCCAAGCGCCACCGTTTATAATGCTATTTCGAGTCAGGTTAATCTGCTTCGTAAGGCCATCAATGATCCGTTTGTATCGGCAGCAGATAAGGCTGCTTACAGGGCTCAATTGGCTCAGAAGCAAGAAGAGCTGGCGTACTACGGTAGGTTGCTTGGCATCGGCGCTCCGGCGGCAGCTGCTCCGGCAAAACCAGCAGGTAGAATTGTTTCTTCTACACCAATCAAATAATATGATAGGAGTGCCTCATGGCAAACTATCGGTATACATATGAATATGGCGGAAGACGCTACGAAATCGAAGCTCCTAAAGGGGCTACGGCTGCAGATCTTCAGGCAATCGTTGACGGATCTGGCCGAGCAGCGGCTCCCGCGCCTGCTGCAGCTAAGCCTAAGCCGAAAAAGAAAGAAGACGAGTCGTTTCTTAGTGGTGTTATCCCGACGCTGAAGGCCGCAACTGGCGACATCGTTACGCTTGGCGGCAGAGCATTGGAGGTTTTTTCCCGCGCTCCATTTATTAGCTCCACCGGTCTATTGCAGGGAGTATCTCCAAAGCCTAGCGACAACATTCTAAGGCGGGCTGTTGAGAGTGCGGGGGCTTCGGCACGAAGCACTGGTCAGGGGATCACAAAGAGAGCTATTGCTGAGCTACCTGAAGCAAGTGTCGAAGATCGCCTCAGGCAGAAGGCTGAAGTGGCTAATGCAACGCCGGGCATTGGGTCTGATATTTTTTATAGAATCAGTAAATCACTTGCAACCCCAAGCCCGAATCCTACGTTACTAGATTACGGCATTAGCACCTTGGCGCGTAACTTACTTCCTCAAACCCCAGAGCGCGCCGCTCGTGAACTAGCAAAGGTTCAGGCACCATTTGGAACGTCGCGAGGTGCTGCTGAGTTTATTGCTAGTCAGGTTCCTGCCTCTCTTATCCCTCTTGGCGGTGGTAAAATTGCGCAAGTTGGAGGCCGTGCGATACTACCGCGTCTAGGAGTTGAGGTTTCAGAAGAGGCTCTTAAAAAGGCAGTTGGACGAGGTGTTGTCACTGCTGGCGGCGGAATAAATGCGGCTAGTGCGGGCAACCAAGCCTATGAAGATGTGATTAATGCAGGCGGAACTAAGGAAGAGGCCGACCGCGCATTCAAGATAGCGTTCGCTGGTGCTGCTGCCGTGTCTGGTGCTGCAGCGCGGATGCCGGGCCTTGAGCAGCGAGTATTCTCTGGGGAGCCAACCAAGGGCGGCATCCTTCGCTCGGCTGGTCGCGCAGCTATTGGCGAAGCTCCGCAAGAGTTTGTTGAAGAAGGCGGCGCTACGCTGGCAACAAACGTCGCCAAGCTCGGAACCGAAGCGGAAGTGCCTATCGGCGAAGACGTTCTGTCTTCCGGCGCTATGGGTGCAATCGGCGGCGCGACAATCGCTGCCCCTATCGGCGGCCTTCAGGGTGCGTTCTCTGGTCGCGACGCGGGGCCAACCGCTCCAACGTCCGGTGCTGCACGCCAACCAAGAACACCTCCGCCACCTCCGCCACCACCAGCAGACATGGGCGTTCTTGCTGAAGCTCTTGGCCCAGTCGGCGGCAAGGTCATTCTTCAGGAACCAACCGGGCCACAGGAATACACGTTCGAGGGCTTCGACGAAGACGGCAGCGTTGTCCTGTCGGATGCGGATGGCGTGCTATTCTCCGAAGATCCTGATCAGATTCAGGCCGCAATTAAGGCCGGTGTTGCTGAGCCAGAAAGCGGCTTGGGTGGCATGGCCTTTGGCATGGATATTACTGAGGGTCTGGGTGATGTGACTGCTCCACCGCCTCCACCTCCGCCGCCTACCACTGGAATAGGATCTGAGCCGAAGCCGAAGTTTACCATTGAAACGGCGCAAGAAGAAGCGGCGCGGGAAGCTAAGGCCGCAATCAAGTCTGGCGCTGTGGCCCCGCCGGTATTCTCTCCGGATGTGGCCCCACCAATATTTTCACCGCCTGCTGGGAAGCCGAAGTTTACCATTGAGATACCGCCGCCGGAGCCACGGAATACAGAAGGTAAGTCTCAGGTTGGTAAGGTAATCTTCGACCAAGAAAATGGCGTCGGTCAGGTTCCGTTGAACCAGAGCGTGAATTATCGTGGCTTCACCGCCATGATGCGTCCATCAAAGTTCCTTGAATTGGCGGCTGATCTTGAAGCGCCAAAGAAGTCGAGCGTGGAATATATCCGGAAGGCTATCGATCAAGGCAAAGGCGTTGGCTCTCCATTCCTGAATCTGGATTTTGAAACAGGTAAGGTTGATAGCCACGATGGTCGCCACCGGATGCTCGCTATTCTAGAAAAGAACGGCGACGCTCCTGTCCCGGTTCACATCTTTGGTAAAGGTGAACAGCGCGCAAGGTCGCTCGATGAGGGCAAGATCAACTCGTTTGCTTCGAGCATGACTGGTGAAGACGGTAGGCAGTCTTCGGACAATTTCTCAGAAGCGTTTCTGGATGAAGTGTCAGTTCCTGTTTCTGCAGCAGCACCTGTACAAGAACCTGTACAAGAACCTGTCGCCGAAGAACCTGAGCTTCCGCCTCCACCACCAGAGCGCGTCCGCACCGTCACCACCCCCGGCGGCTCTAAGATAAACACCGCCTTCGAGGTCGTGGATGCCAAGGATCTCACGGCAGCTACGGGCGACCTGCAGAACCGCGACCGCAGCCGGTCTTCCACTGACCTGCAGGTTCAGGACATCTTCGCTAAGTTTGACCCTGAGCGCCTTGGTGAGAGCCTTGAGAGCGACCGTGGTTCTCCGATTGTCGGCCCTGATAACACCGTCGAGAGCGGCAACGGTCGCGTCATGGCGATCAATAAGGTGTACAACGAGTCGCCTGAGAAGGCCGACGCCTATCGTAAGTTCATTGAAGGTCAGGGCTTCGACATATCTGGTCTTGATCGTCCAGTTCTGGTGCGTCGCCGGACTGACCGGATGACGCCTGACCAGCGCTCGAAGTTCGTGCGCGAAAGCAACATGGACACGAAGCTGCAGCTGAGCACCAGCGAGAAAGCTCAGACCGACGCGGCATCTTTGACCCCGGATGTTATGGCCCTCATGGCGTCTCCAGACGTTAGCGCCTCAGCCAATCAGGGCTTTGTGCGCGCCTTTCTATCGAAGCTGCCGGCGCAAGAGCAGGCTGCGTTCCTCGATAAAGATGGGCGGCTATCGGCTGACGGCATTCGCCGTCTTCGCACAGCTGTTAAATCAGCGGCATACGGTGATGCCGACCTGATCAACACGCTCGATGAGTCGCAGGACAATAACATCAAGAGCATTGGCGGTGCGCTTGAGGACGTTGCTCCGGCGTGGCGGCGGATGCTCGATGCAATCAAAGAAGGCGAAGTCGAGCCAGAAATGGACACGACCAAGCAGCTTGTTGAAGCGGCAAAGATTGTTCGAGATGTTCGTAACAAGAACATGAAGATTGGCGACTTCCTCTCGCAGCAGGACGCCTTCAATCCGCTGAATCCTGTGACGGAGCGGTTCATCCGTTCGTTCTATAACGAAACCTTGGGTCGTGCAGCTGGTCGCGAAGCTATTGCTGATGCGCTTGATAAGTATGTGCGCCGGGCCTCTGAGCAGACAACGGGCGAGGGATTGTTTGGGCGTGAGTCTATGTCGCCTGTCGAAATCCTTGACGGCATCTTGGACGAGCGCGGCAGTGGCGCTGGGCAGTCCAATATGTTTGCCAGCATTGAGGCTCCATCAGGCACGCTGCAGCAAGACATCGAAGAGATACGGAAGATTCCTTCCCTTAAGCGCGGCCTTGCGAAGCTCATAAAGTACAAAGATGAGCAGCTCATCGATGATGCTGAGTTTGCGAAACAAGTCACTGATCTAAAAGATTACGTTGACTACATGCAGGAAGCAAAGAATTACCGCTTGGCCAAGAAGGGCCGTGTGCGCGGCGGTGATCGCGTGCTTTCGGCGCTGCTTGATGCTCGACGTGAGGGAGTTATAGATCCCGATAACGTTGATCTTATGATGTGGGCGCTTAATGCGAATCCAAACCTTGCCGATGGCCTTGCAATTTCAATAGTTAAACCCAAAGAGGGTTCTCCGGCTGGTGACTATGAACCCGTTACTCGTGTCATGAGGCTCTTTAAGGGTAGGGCGTCCGATACAACTGCTGTTCACGAGCTGCTTCACCATACCGAACGCATGATGCCTGCTGATATTCAGGATGCTATCCGCACGACGTGGTTGCGCGAATTTAACAAGCAGGCTGAGAAGTCCAAGGATAATTTTCTTGAAAAAGAATTCTTTAAGCACCTCAGGGCTTTCCATAGCGGCTCTCAAATCAAGATGGGTAAGGATACCTTACCATCCAGCAAGGGCATGGAACTAGCGCTGAACAGCATAAACAATGGATTCGTTCCGTACTCCTTCTATCAGTACGTCAACCCGTCTGAGTTCTGGGCAGTGAATGCCACAGAAATTATGCAAAAGCGCTTTGATGTTAGCGATTCAATTCTTGGGCGTCTTCGTAACTGGCTGTCTGAGTTTGTGGAAAAAGCAAAGGGCCTCTTCAATCTTAGCGCAAAGTCGCCACTACTCAAGGCGCTCGACAGTCTCGCTAAGGCTGACGGTAAGTTCAATTCTAAAGCGATGCTTTCTGAAGATAGCGAACGCTACATGGACGTTACGCCCATTTCGGATGCGCGTAACAGGAGCATATTGGCCAAGGCTCAGGCTGTCGTTGACAAAGGCAGTGCAGCCAAGCTCCGTGAAGTTGAGGATACCCTCGATGCCTTGGATGACGTTTATTCATCAGATGATGAGAACGCAAAGAAAGAGGCTGATCGCCTTGAGGAATCGCTCTATAACATGGAGCGTCAGATCCGCGAGAAGAGCAGGCCCTCTAATGACAACAAGCTAGAGACTGAAGTTGAAAAGGCGCAGCGTAAATATGATGCGGCCCGTAAGGCATTCGACAACCTTTTCTATTCCGCTGAAGATGAGCGCGCAAACAAGGACCGCCGGACCAAGGAACGCAAGGCTTATGAAAAAGAGCTGGATCAACTTGAGGCGGCCAAAGACGAAGCGTTTGTAAAGTGGGACAAGCTGTATCGTCAAGAAACCGAAGAGATGATGAAGGCCCTCACCAACGGCACGGCAGCTCAGATGCGGAATGCGGTTGCAAAAGCGCAGGAACGCACCGATAAGGTCATTGACGAAGGCGCTGACCTACAGAAAGACAATCGAGGGTGTGACTGATGATAGGCTCTAACTGCTCCCTTGATATTGCAGATGTCGCTCTGGACAATCCTCCGGAGGCTCCGGTATTTTTGGACCCTGTACAAAACATTGGGGCCTTCTCGTCGTGGCTGCGTCCGGCGACTGCTGTTGCCCGGAAAAGCAAGTTCTTTGCCCGTATGCACAAGGCAACGAACGATAAGATCAAGATGCGCAACCTCCTCATGGCTGACTTTGAGGGGCTGCTGCATGAAGTGAATCAGCTGCCGAAGGAATCCAAGCAGAAGCTCAACGCGGTTTTCGAGTATCTCCGCCTGTCCAAGACGCCTGTCCGCGACACTGGGCGTAACTTTTCCCTCAAGACCCGTGAACTTCGGCGTGAAGGTGCGGACGGAATTGAGCGACGCGTTGCTCCTGAGCTATCGAAGCCCGGCGAAATACTGAAGCTGGATGCAAATGAAACCCGCCTGCTACATGAGGTGCGGGATTATCTGGAGAGCCGCTTTACGCTGGATGCCAAGTCGCGATTGGCTGCGCTTGGTTACGATGGCGAATACAGTCGTCAGGGAATTGAAGAGGGTGTTCAGGATGAGGAGTTCCGGGACGAACTTCTCCGCCTGTTCGATGCCATTGAGTCGCAGCGTCTGACATCGTACATCCCGTTCATGCGCTCAGGTGATACGCGCATCATGGTCTATGGCCCTGATGGCACGATAGACAGCGGCGCGTTCTTCATGTTGGACAGCCTTCAGTGGCTGAAGAATATGGTAGGCCCGAAGGCCGCCAAGCTGATCCCTGATCCGGGCATCAACAAAAAGATTGCGGAGATTCAGGAGAAGTATCCTTCCAGTGAAGGGTACAAGGTTGTCGTGAGCCGTCGCGCTGCTGACGCGAATGAGCGCCTGACTATCGACGACTTGTCCAGCTTAGACAAACTGTTGAACCTGATGGATGCCAATGCTGGCAAGATCATCAAGAATTACTTCGACCGGACTATGGGCGGCATGTTCTCTCAGGAGACTATCGGCGAACTCAGCGCGGCAAACGCAGAGCAGGTTGCCCGTGGCGTAATTGCTGGGCTGCCAAAGAGCGTGCGCTCCGTCCTGATGGAAGATCTGATCTCCAGTTACATGAAGCAATCCCGCGACATTCCGGGTTATGATACGAACTTCACGGATCGGCTGCTCGATTACAACCGCATTGTGGCATCGACAGTCTCGCACCGTATGTACCGTGAGGAATACGCAGAAGCGTTTGATGATCTGAAGCGTAACGTAGGTGATGTTGAGCGCGAGTATGCTGAGGGCTGGGACGAATACGTAGATAGCCCTGAGCATGGTATGTTTCGTGCGCTCCGGACGATTGGCTTTTTCAACTCCATGTGGGGAAGCATTGCGTCATCATCGGTAAACGCCATGTCTGTCTGGACAGTGACGGCCCCTCAGATGACAATCATGAAGGGTTCAGCTGGCCTTGATATTTACAAGATGTCAGCTCAGGTCATCGCCGGATTCCGTGGTCAGATTGGCTATGGAATGCACGTTGATCCATACGCAATACCGGGATTGACGGACGAAGAGCGAGAGGTTCTCGTTCTTGCAAACAAACGCGGAACCGTTCGGGCGCAGATGAACCCAGAGCTTATGGGTGTCGAAACCGAAATCATGGCGTCGCGTGGCGGCGGAATTAAGCAAACAGCGCAGCGGTATTTCCAGTATGGATCGAGCGTCATCTCTGTCACTGAAGAGATGAACAAGGCAGCTGCGTTCATTGTAGCGTATCGCTATGCCAAAGATCCGAAGGCCCTGAAGAACTGGCAGGAAGCCTATAAAGAGAACGAGCGCGCCAAGATAATCATGGAAGAGGGCTCCGACCCCTTCGACGTTGCTGAATTTATGGTTGAGACAGCGACGTTCATGGGTGGGCAGATCGAGAAGCCTCCCGTCATGCGTGGTGCCGGCGGCGTGCTGCTGCAGTTTTCCCAGTACGCTCTGCAGACTATGTTCCTGCTATCTGAAAACCTGCGCAAGCAGGGGCCGCGTGGCAAGATAGCTGCCATGTTCACCATCATGACGATGTGGACTGTGGCTGGCCTGTTATTTGCGATTCCGTTCGGCGATGACGCGATCAATATCTTCCAGTATATCTACAACAAACTCAACGGCAGTAAGCTGGATATGCGCACTGAGGCGCAGATGATGCTGGCCGAGATGTTTGGTGGCGACGAAGATGCTCGTCGTGATGCAGAGGCTATACTGCGCGGCCCATCACGCGGACTGTTTGGCCTGAATATCAGTGAGCGCATTGGCTTCACGTCTCTCGTTCCTGAATTTGAAGACGGCCTCAGCATTGTTCCGGCCATCTCGACCAGCGTGCTGAAGATCCAAGAGTATCTTGATCGCCGCAACTCTGGGGTGCAGCCGATTGGTGCTTATGTGGCTGCCGTCTCTCCGTTTATCGGCAAGGGCCCATCGGATCTTCTGAAAGGCTTTGTGCAATATCCGCAGGAGGGCGTCAGAACGCGCTACGGTACGCTCGTCAAAGCTCCTGAGGAAATGGGTTTCTTTGAAGAGCTGCTTCCTCGCGGGACAGGATTCCAGTCAGCTGACATTGCGCGGCGGCAGCAGGCAAAGCAGGCCGGATCAGAGATTGCGAAGTCAACGCAGAATGCGGAGCGCAACAATACGCTGCGTCTTGGCAAGATGTTGGCGGATATAACCAAGGCTGAGAACGCAGGGCAGTCCTCCAAGGCAGAAAAGATCCGCGCTGAATTTGACAAAGAGATACAGCTCATAGTCGATAAGTTTCAAAAGGACATTGACGCTGGAAATATGGACAAGGCTGTCAAGCCACCCTCCACTCAGACGCTGAAAGAAGCGATGATGGCTGAGCTATATCCGGGCATGAAGCTAGACAACGTGGGCAAGCTGAAGCGCGAGGCTTACATCGATGCTTACCGGACGATCATGGTCGAAGATGATGAGGATGATCTCATTCCCGACGAAGAAGAATTGGAAGAAGAGGAAGGCGACGCTGAGGCCGCCTTCCCCCAGTAACTCAAAATGGGACATCATCTCCGTCAAGATCACGAGCCTTTGGCTGGTAGCCATCTGCCTTAGCGGCTGAGTGCGACGACTGGCCAGCGCTGTCCTTTGGTTCATAGAGCGACACGATGATGCTCTCACGGCCTTCGTTCCCGCCAACGCCAGCTGGGTTGAACGTGCGGTCGAGCAGGATGTAGGGGCCCTTGTCCCCGTCCATCATGACGCCGACGTTTTTGAACCGACCCTTGGTCTGGCCTTGGCCATCTGTGTATTCGCCAACCTTGACGACGAGATCATACTTCTTACCCATTTACTTTCTCCTTATTGAAACAGTTTCATTAACTTGGTGGTGTTGCGTGGAGCCATCAGCTCTGCTTCTTCAAGCATCCCTTCGTGCAATGCACGCCAAGGTTCACGCTCTTCTGGGGGCAGGCCAGCTACAATCTCAAATGCTGCATTTGCCCAGCCGTCCCAATCGATCATGCCTTCTTCATCTTCAACCGCATGCACCATTTTTATGCGAACGGGCGCAGGCGCAGCCTTGGCTACAATCTTTTCTTCAAGGGTCTGCACCTGAGCTTCGGCTGCAGGAACGTCATCGAAGTCGGTGATGTCCATTTCGTCGCCGCTATATTCATCAGCCTCGATGATACCTTCTGCCTGATTGTCAGTCATCACAGCACGTTGCGCTTCGGTGGACAGTGGCATGTACTTGCTGGCCCGGCGGACCACAGTCTTGCGCCACATCTCAGGCTCATCGGTATCCCAAGGGCCGACGATGGTTCCGTCCTTGGTCTTGGACGATGAGCGGTCACGGATAGCAAGGATCTCTTCCTTGCTCATGATCTCGAACTGCGTCTCACCGTTCTTCAGCTTCCATACGCAGTACGCGCCGATCTTCTCGCCGCGATCCGACAGGCCATGCTTGTGGATGATGCGCGACTCGATGCCTTCCTCGACCTCGAACAAGTCTTTGCTATATACCAGACGGCTCTCGATCTTCAGAACCTCACCACCCTGCAGCGCCAGCTTCATCAATCCCTTATAGCGCGGACGGAACTGGGCGACATTCTTCTTCATGCGGCCATCCCAGACCTTCAGGATGTCAGCCTCACCCATGCTCTTATTGAGCGACAAGCCAAGCTCAGCGGCGCTCAGGCACGCCTTCAGCAGCGAACCACGGTCGCAGTCCAGCAGGGCCATGTTGTCGGCGACAGCTGCCACCACAATGCCTTGGAACTTATCGACCGTCATGGCCTGCGGCAGAAGGCTGCGAAGATGTCCTTCGCGCATGGCCAGCTCCTGCTTAAACCGATCCATCGGCTTCACGGGAACCATCTCGTTACTTTGCATTTTTCAATTCCTCTTCTAAATCATCAATCATTAATTCAATGGCACGCTCAACAACGGCTCGAAGCGTAGGTTTCAGGGGGTGCTTGGCTGCGACATCGCGCAGCCTTGCCAGCAGATCCCTATCGACCCTCATCATAACAATATCTTTCATCAGGTAATCCTTACTGTAGTGTAACCAGAACGCTTGCCCGTCAGGGTGCCAACCATGTCAGCGGTGATTTCCTTGCCGGGATTATCAGCAACTACACTGATCGACATCTTATGTTCGCCGCACTTGACCGAAGCCTTGTCCTGCGATGTATTCATAAGCTCCAGCTTCGCACGAGCCTTCATCAAAATCATGGCCTTGGCTTCATCGGCACGGGCAGCAGCATTCTTCTCGTCTTGCTTGGCAGTCTTATAGTCCAAGAAGAGCAGCGCGTCTCCGTCATCGAGCACGACATCGCTCTTAGGTAACGTCCCCATGAGCTTCGTGATAGAGCCCACGTCAGTCGCATAGTCAGGCTCCGGCTCCGTGCCATCGGCAATCGACTGCCAGAACAGCGTAATCTGGTTCTTGATTGCATCAATGATGTTGTCATTGCGCGGAACCTTCATGCGGCGCGGCTCGTCATCGATCAGTGCAACCAACCATGCGTGGTCGGCAGTTGTGCAGGCCAGCTGGTGCTGCACCTGAAGCAGATAGTTCTCAGGCGCTTCATCGATCTCTTCACCATTGTAGTGCCAGCCATAGCCACGCGCAGACCATTTGATCTCCACAGGTGCGCCGCCTGCCGTGATGTAATCGAACGATGCACCCATGCCGGGGCAGTCATCGACCGTATAGTAGTCACTGACCTTCCCAAGATCCATTGACCAACGATGCGACGCCCAGTTTGCAATGCCGCTCTCAAGGAATGTGCCAGCTTGCACAGCCTTATTGCCAGAGATGTCCTCCGGCGGCAGCTTGCCAGCCTTCTCCATCCACAGCTGCCAGCGGCTCGAATAGGGCGACAGCCCGAACAACGCAGCAACATCGCTCCCACCAATGTGCTGGGAACGTAACTCGTGCCAGTGCTTCTGGTCACGTACTTGTATGATAGCCATTTATTTTCTCCGGTTTATGGCCGTATCTAGTCGGCCTACATGTGGCATACACTTGTCTACGGAGTTATGTCAAGCGCCTTGTAAACATCTTCAACAGATCGCGCCAACACGTATATCCCGCCGCGCTTTTCCCACGCACTCTGCCATGCTGCCTGCGCAAGCCGCTGCTTTCCCTTCTCAGTCTTGACCTCGATAGCAAACGCTCGGCCCGGCGACATAACCCCAAGCAGGTCGGGTGTCCCCTCAGGTGCAGACTGGATGACACGGGCTCCACCATCGAGCGGTCGGAACTTGCCCACGTTGATGCGGAACATCATGATGTCCTGCCTCTGGCCCAGAGCGAGACGGATGTCCTGCTGGATTGCAGCCTCAGATCTCACTGCAGGGTTTCCTGTTTCTCATCGCCATCCAGCTGCTCCATCGCAGCCTCAGTGGCGGCCATCATGGCAGCAAAGCACCGATGGATGTCGATCTCTTCGATCTTCCGGTCTTCATGCCACTGATCGATCACATGCAGCATCTCAAATGTCAGCGCATGGATCAGGGACAGTGGCACTACTACCGAATGGAATCCTGTGTCTTCCCCATCGTCATCTTCCATATCGCTGCCCTTTCTTCTGCCGTCAGGCCGTTGGTTGTTTGAGCATCGCGCATACCGACCTTCTTGGCAAGTCGCGACGCCTCTTGCCCGCAGATAACATTGAATGCCCACTGCGTCGGGTTATTGTAGCCGCGTTTCCGGGCGACACTGGTGAGAACTCGATGCCTCTTCTGCATCAATCCCTCTTGTGTGCTGATGTCTGGATCATCGTCCCGGCTGGTCATCACCAGATCGCCATCAACATGCTTCACTTTTCTAGCCGTGACAGGATAAACGTGGCCGCACATAGGGCATGTAGGCGTCGGCTTGTGAACAGCGAAGCAGGCTGTGCATGTCCGAACAGACACGACCTTCTCCGCATTCTTGCCGCGTCCCGTTACAAAGCCATCGGCAAGGCTCCATTCTCTCTCATCGTCAATGAATCCATGACGGGCGGTGTTGCCTGCGTGATCAAGAATAATCGTGCGCTCCTTGTCAGGGTGCGGTCTGATCGCTCGACCGCATTGCTGTAGGAACAGACTTAGGGATTTCGTTGGGCGCAGCAGGATTGCGACCTCAACGGACGGAAGATCGAAGCCCTCGCTCACTAGATCACAGCTGGTCAGGATCTGAACGCGGCCATCCTCGAAGGCTTTCAGTATACCATCCCGCTCAGTGTCGTCCATACCACCATCGATGTGGCTGGCTGCATAGCCAGCGTTGCGGAAGTCCTCTGCCACATCCTTGGCGTGCTTGATGCTGACGCAGAACGCGATTGCCTTCTTGCCCGGCGCGTATTTACCATAGTGCTTGACCGCGCTGCCGGTGATAATCGGCTTGTCCATCGCGTCTTCGAGCTGCTTGGAAACGAAGTCCCCCATGCGCGTGCCGACAGAGCCCAGATCAGGCGTGCTCGGCGCATATACAATGGCGGGGGACAGGAATCCCTGCGCGGTCAGCTCAGCGACTGTAGGCCCCATCACCATGTCATCGAACATCTGGCCCATACCTTTGCCGTCAAGGCGCTCAGGCGTAGCCGTAACGCCCAGCACGCGGGCAGTCGGGAAGCCAGCAACAGCCTTGCCCCAGCTGCTGTCAGGGGTGAAGTGATGCGCCTCGTCGCCAATGATAAGGTCGAACGGCTTCATCATCTTCATGCGCCGCACCAGCGTGAACACGGATGCCACTACCACATTGGCAATGGGAATGCCCGGCGTCCCGCCAGACAGGACGGCATGAGATACACCCACCTTCCTCAGTGCGCTGCTGATTTGCTTGAGCAGCTCACGCCTGTGCGCCACGATCAGGATGCGCTTGTTGTTGCGCGCCATGCCTGCCGCAATGTAGCTGAAGATCACCGTCTTGCCCGATCCAGTAGGGGAAACGAGCAGGGTCTTCTTGTGCCCAGCGCGAAAGCTGTCACGCACAGCCTGAACGGCTGATTCTTGGTAGTCTCTAAGCTGAACCATGTGTTTCCTTATGTGGCAGACTATCTTCGCCCCGGCCTGCCAGCAGGGTTCCAAAGTGCCTTAACGACACGACCGAAGCTGATCTTCTTCCAGCAGGTGATGCAGGTTGAGACGCTTGGCCTCGCGCTCAAGGCTTTGGACTTTGCGTCGCGCAAGCTCCAGCTGCGTAGGCAATATCCTGATCCGGTATTTCATGTATCTCAATTCATCGTCGGTCAAAATCGAATCTCCCCTTCAGCCCAGTCGTAAATGTCCCAGCCGAAATTGGCGAACAGGAATTGGCGCAGGGTCATTTGCTTTGTTCCGCACGTTCAGGCAGCGTAAAATACACATCGTTCAGGTCCACCCTTTCCCCGTTGCGGGTAACCGTCATGCTATCCTCTATGAGGGTTTGAATAATAAGGCGCTCTAACTCAAAGCGTAATCTGCGCTCTTTATCGACCGCCTTCTGCATGTTGATTTCATAGATTTCTGCGTCAGTCATTGCCCCTTCTCCCGTATCTCAAAGCCAAGGGCGTCCAGTGCGGCGCGAACATCGCCAGCCCAATGTTGCGCGGCGGGTTTATGAACGCCTAAGCTTTTCGCCACCTCCACCAGCGGGTCAGGCTTGGGCTTGGGGATGATGAATTGGTCGAACTCCTCCCAAGACTGGTGATTGGGGTTCATCCAAAACTCCAACTTATCGCTAACCTTTTGCTTATAGGCTTCGTGCTGTTCGATGGCGCGGCATAGTGCTTTAGCAGTCGCTCCATAATGCACTTGAACCCACGAGAGCGGAATATTGTTAGTTTTAGCCCGTTCCTCATTTATCAGCGCCAAGGCTTTTGCTTCAATGCTATCGTCCGATGGCTGACCACCGGAGCGGCTACCGTCGGTGTGGATTTTCCCATACTCGCTCATGTGTCCTGCTCCCTTACTCTGCACGCCATACTTGCGTGGATATCTTGATGTCGGTCGGCCAGCCACTGTCTTCGGTGAAGCTGCGCTCCTCGAACAGAACCATGTTCGTCGGCCTGATCAGAAGCCGGTCGCCTTTCGTCCGCATAAACATGAACTCCTTGCTCTGGTCAGGGGATGCACTGAACCCATCACTGTGTGGGCAGGCGGTGAACAGGCACGTCGCCCGGTTATCCTTGCCATCGTAACGCGCATCGAGGTTTGCCAGATATTCATAGCGGATCACGTCAAACTCCGTGCCGTAGCAGTCCCAGACCTGCGCCTGAGGCAGCGTCCACGAAGGCTCAGGCGTTGCGCTGAACGCCAGTGCGTGCGGCGGGACGTTGCGATAGACCGCGCCACATTCCAGCATCACATGACAACCCCAAGCTCGGTCAGGCTCGGATCTCAGGGCGAACCATACCGCAGGCTCGAATCCATTGCCTTCCTTGCGGATGAACGATCTGTCCACATAGACATACAGATGGTGCGGTAGGTTTCTACTGCTCATCCCCACCATTCCTCTTCCATGCTCTTACGCTGCTCTTCTGTGATGACTGGGCGCGTGGCAATCAGGTAGGCGGTGAGCGCAGCCAGCCCGATGATTATGGCGAATAAAGGTGTATCGTTGCTCATCTTCCGTTCCTTAGCGGCGGCTGCGCTTGATAAAGCGTCCCGTCTTTGGGTCGCGTGGGTCTACAGCCTTGGCGAGCTTCTCGTTGAGCTCGGTGATGGTGCGACGCAGATTCTCGTTCTCTCGGCCTAGCGCTTTCAGCAGGATGTCCTTCTTGGCCCACTCTGCCTGCTGCTGTGTCTCCTCGACGCGATACGTTTCATAACCTTCTTCAAGCTGGGCCTTAAGTTTTCGAACCTCAGCCCACGGATTAAAAATACTCATGTCAGTATCCTCTTCTTCAGTTTTCTATAGCGCCCCTCTACGGAAGCAATCGTCAGTCCCATCTGCTCAGCTATGTAGGCTGGCCTCAGGCCATGCTCATAATATGTCAGCAGCTGCGCGTCCTTCTCAGGCGTCCAGACACTTCGAGAACGCTTTACTATTGGCATTCTATTTTCCTCAGCAGCGCACGCAATTCAACTATGGCGCTAAATATACTGGGCGTTACCTGCACATCGTTATCCATGCAGAAGTTAATAAAGCTGCGATGGATGTCGATGCGACCCTGAATGATACCTACAATACGGGAACGCTCTTCTTCTGCTTCAGTCACACTCAATCTCACGGGTCGCAGTCCAGACGAACGGCATATAGCAAATGTCTTCGCCATCCTTGGTCACGCTCCAGCCAAACAAATAACCAGTGTTGCCGACAAGGGTGGCCGCTGCTGCTGGAACTGCAGTGCCGGCAATCAACCCAATGATGAATCCAATCGATAACTTTTTCATTTCCCATGCTCCTTCAAGTGTTCGCCTTCTGCGATCCGCATAGCTATCCAGTTTGCTATTACTGTCCCGACGCCATCATTCAGCCACGCCACAATGCGGGCGCGCTCGATCTCTGCGCCGCGCTCCATTGCGCGCTCAAGAAACTGCGGTAGATTGTGGCCGGACACATACAGCTGCCCGTCAATGTCCATTGCCTCGACAATATCACTCATAGCGCCATACCCGAACGCCGCCTTCAGCATCACGAGCAATGAACTTCTTGCCGTTGCGACGGCCAGCATGGGACGCAGTGCTGCTCATCGAGCGCAGCGCAACGCCTTCAACAAAGAAGCTCTGGCCCACATCCAACTGCGACCAAGGGTATTTCTCACGGCGACCATTGTGCTGCCGCGCAGCAGGGATCGCATGTTCATCTTCAATCTTAAAGCTCATATTGTTCTCCGTTCATCTTATATATATGATACATTCATCAACACAATTCAACTTAGAAATTACGGCGACGCCGCTCTTCCTTCAGCAGCCTTTCAGCAGTCTCCAAGCTAATGCCAAATGCAGCAGAAACTTGGTGCGGACGCTTACCCAGAAGCGTGGTGTCCGGCCAATCGCGGATGATTTTGAAAGCCAACTCAGAGCCCTCGTGCTTATTCTTTATTCCCATAGTCCTACTGGCCATTCCTGTTTCGGTAGATAGATTGCCCGTGACGTTGCGCCACCGAAGCGAACACTATCATTGCTTCTCTTTGCATATGGGTGACGCATCAAAACGCCAGCCCAACCCTCAAAATAGACAGACGTTTGCATGATCCGGTTCATCGACTGGATGCTCTGGCCTATCCATACGCCCGTGACACTTCCGTATTCACGTTCGATCTTCATCCCATAGCGGGCAAGCGTGGCTTCCGCCACCTTCAACCGAACGTCCGTTGTGTCATCGCGGGTGAAGCAAACAATCAGAAGCTCACCAATCGTCCGCTCCTGTGAACCATGCACAGTATCAACCCGTATCATGCTCCCCACTATGTGATGCAGCAGCGATATGTCCTCGCGCTCGGCCTTAACCTGCAGGAACTCATCAAGGTTCACTGTGTTCAGGTATTTCTCGCACTGCTTCATGTCCAAACGCTTCGTGCTATACAGGCTGTAACACCCAGCCATCAGCGTCCCCAGCTGGTCGCCGATACGGCGGTTCGCCAGCACTGTAGCAATCGTCTCCTTGAATATCTCCACGTTGTGACGCAGCGTAAACAGATTGTGCAGCTGCCGTGCCAACAATCGCTGCGGCATATCCGGTGGTATCTCCGACGCAAGGCTCAGGAAGTCCTTGAACTCCTGCTCCTTCTTCTTCCTCTCGTCATGGCTGTAACTGTCTAGCGGCTTGATCGTCAGCACTGCCGTTCGCGTAAGGTCAGCCGCTTCCTTCAGGCCAACACCAATCGACGACATCAAAAACGACGACCGCATCGTAAACGCCTGTGCGCTATGGTTCGCAGAGCCCTTCAGGATACGACCACGACCCTCGCTCGATGCCTGCCGCATCAGATCCAGAACCGCCTTGCGCCTCGCCTCCGCCTGCATCTTCTGCTTATCGTCGGCCTCGCTCTCGTCAAACACCACAGGCATAGCGTCGTTACGCACCACCTGCCGGATGCCAGCCTCGGTCGTGGCTCCCAATGGATAGATAGCCAAGTCCCCAAGGCACGCGCCTGCAATCTCGTTCACCACTGTCGATTTACCCGACCCCTGATTGCCCGTTACCCAAGCGTGCGTCCGCCATTGCAGCCCACCACAGACCACAGCCGTCGCAATCCAGCCAGCCAGCAGGTCGCCATAGATAGGCGCATCCCAGCGCACCTTGTTGCACAGCTCACGGATCATGCGGCCATCGTCGTCACTGGCCCGTGCATTGTAATCGTCAACGTCCAAGATCAGGTCTGCGCTGCGCTCGTAAATCCAGCGGCTCCTGAAGCGAACGAACGGAATCTCCCGTGTCGCACCACCGGAACGACTGACCACCAGCTTACCACCCGTGTTCATCACTGCCCGCTCGACATTGTCCTCGGCCTTGTCGATCCAGATGCCACGCCCACGCAGCCGCTTCGGATCATAGACGCCAAGCTCATGGCAGCGATCCATGATCGTGATGCCGGCCTGTATCCAGTCAACGCCCTTGCCATCCGGCTTGCCCTGCTGGCCACCCCAATAGGTCGCGTCACCATAGATATTCATGCAGCCTTTCTGACCCATCAGGCGGTCGGGATCGAACACATCCACCTGCTCCCGCTGCTGCGTCATCAGCATATACTTCATGTGATCATAGCCCAGCGGTCGCCACTCGCGCTCCGCATCCTCGTCATAGTCAATGACCGGCTTCTCTTTAACTGGCTCCGGCGCGTCCGGCGTAGCTACAGCTGCACGCTTCAGCTCCCTCCGCAGCAGCCCAGTAATGTTCTCCGCCTTGACCTTGGCAGGCAGCTCGTCGCCCAAGTCCCAGCCATCAGGAAACGCAGGGCTCAACCCAACAATCGAAACCGGAACCGCATGGCGTGCCAGAATGTTCTGGATTTCAATCGCCGCTTGCGCTCCAGCCCCATCATTGTCCGGCCAGACAACAACGCTATGCCCCTCCAGAATGTCCCAGTTGGTCTGCTCAACAGCGTTCGCACCGCCCTGCCACGTCGAAACAACCCAGCCCTCCGGCAGATACTGCGGCGCTGCATCCGCAGCCTTCTCACCCTCGACAATCAGCACAGGCGCGTTCGGCGCAGACGCTATCATGTCACTGTTATAGAGCGGTCGGTTCGGCCCAAACCCCGACGTGATAAACTTCTTCCCGTCCCAGACTATCGGTCGGATTTCCTTGCGCTTCCCTTCAGGGTTCCAACGCGCCACCGCACCAAAGGCAGAGCCATCAGCAATGCGGTATATCCACATAGAGTCCGGCTCACCACCAAGCGCAGCCTTCAGCTTCGATGGAACCTCAATCGGCTCCGGCATCGGCGTGACTATGCTCGGTGTGTCGGTTATGTCTTCGGCCTTGACCGCTGTCAGGTCTATCTTACGCATGATTAATGCCCAGCATTTCTGCGAATCCTTTTAATGTTTCCTGCAAGCTATCCCCGAATAGCCTCATAGACAGGTCGATCATGTCGCCATGCTCTCCGGTCGCGAAGTCTTTCCAACGCCCAGTGCTAAGGGAAACCCCCAGCGAAGCGTTGCGATCATTGCGCCACGGCGCACTGCAAACAAACCACCCACCCTGCCGCTTGCCATCCGGCAACCAAGCCTTGCACAGTGCTTCGATATGTGTGGAACTCAAGCGATCCTTAATATCGCTTATAGATATTGACCGGGGATTGACGGCCTTGCCAGAGGGGGGGAAAGGGGCCCGCGCACTGGAAGCTATGTGGTTTTTAGGCGTGCCTTGGACATCGCCACATTTCCCGGTCATGTTCTTAATACCTTTCTAAAATCGCGCCGTCAAACGCACAAACACTAATGCTGGCACAGCAAAACGAAACTGACAAGCCCTAACCTTCGCTGTCGTAAACGCCGCCAATGAAACTGTATCGATGAAACCGGATCGGGATCGCCTCTAAGCGATACACCTTACCCGCTGCATCCTTCCATTTCCCGTGCTTGTCCAGCCGGATACGGAACGTCAATGCCGTCGGATCAGGTGCTATCGTCCACTCCTGCTCATCTTCGTTCGTGCAGTGGCCCATGATCATGGCCGGACGCCAACCTTTCTTCAGGTCGGCAATCATCTCCCGAATCACAAACTCGTGTCCGCTTATGTGCTCCACCACCTCGAAGGGAAGAGTCCCCTTCTCCTCATAGCGGTTCGCATACTCCAACATTACGCAGCCTCGCCCAGCCTCGCACGCACCGCCTGCCTAAGCATAAGTGGCGTGAAGCCCCAGACCTTCGCCGCTGCGCTATACTGCGCCACCAGACCTTTGATCTCGCCATCGATCTCCTGCAGCCTACGCGCCGCCCTATCACGTTCATTAAAGGCGTCGCGTGCCTTCAGTATTATTTCATGCTCAGTCATCCCACTATCTCCAAAATCTCAGGCTTGTCCGTGCAGTCCGCAACCACCTCGTCAGGGTCATTCCCATAGACCAGAAAGATAACCCCGATCCTCTTACGATCCTCGTTAGCCACCTGCAGCCAATCCTCATCGCAATGGCCAAGCTCTGCCATAACCGCTTCAGGGTCATCGCTGTGCATGATAGGATATTCCTCGCCGTCATACACCGACAACAGGTAGCCCTTGTCCAGTGCGCGCCCAACTATCTGCTTCACTACGAAACGCTCTTCCGTGTTCATCGTTCGACTCCATTGCACCGATCTAAAACCGAATCGCAAAGACGCAGCGCCATATCTACTGACTCCAGCCGCACTTCCTCGGACGACCAATTAGTTTCCTCAAGGTGCCACTTGCAGAATATCAGCGCAGCATAAAGGCTACCCGAATTTTCACGAACCCTCTGCTTTTGTTGCATCTCACTGATTATGCGGTTAAAATTCTCTTCCGTGTTCATATCTTCCTCCTCGGCTCTCTCCGGCCAAACTCAATGAGCAAATCCATCGCCTTGTAATAATCATCCCACAGCGAAGGATCGATGTGCGGACTGTCATCGCCGTAAACGTGCTCATCAATCGAATTGACAACCAGATCCAGCATATCGAGCAGATCCAGCGCGTCTGCGCCGTCCAGTTTCATCATGACTCGTCCTCCTCCAGAGCCATCGCCCACAATATCTCTTCCTTGCTGATCGACTTCAGCAATTCTTTCAGCTTCACCCGTGCGTCCAGCTCGTCAGCAGCCATCACCGAAAATGCCAGCGTGAAATTAAAAACCTTCATTGTCCGTCCCTTCATAATCAAACGAATGATCGCAATGGGTGCACTCAACAATGGCATCCAAATAGGCCAGCTTCCAAGCGCCCAATTCGGGCATCCAAAACACCTCTACATTGCGGTATAGGTGCTTATCTTCGCCGCAGTTCGGGCATTTCATATCATGCGTTCCCTTCATATGCCGTGTAAGGCAGCAGCTTGTTGCGCTGCTCCACCAGAAACTCGCGCAGCGTATCAAACTCTGCTGGTTCGCTGATCGCAATGTCATACACATCATCGCTGTCGATCAGATCGCACAGGTCGAAATAGATTTCCTGTAGGGTCGTTAATAACTTCGCATCCATATCAATATGCCTTCCCGTTTCTATACTCGATTGTAGTTACCTCGCTGTCGCGCTCGTCAATCACAGTCCAAAGCCTGTCGTCCTCTTTGCTCAACGTAAGCGCAGCCCACATCGCGTGCGAACCATACCTAAACCGCGCAATCTCCTGGCAATCCAGCTCCAACCTTACGTTCATGACACTATCTCCACTTCCAAAACTGAACCATCAGCATCAATGCCCATCGCCTCTGTTTCCACCCATGTAAGGTCGCGCTCGTCGTTCAGCTCAAC